ACCGGCTTGTCGGCCTGTGCGGCGAAGCTGCTCTTACCAACGCCGTGCGTACCGTGCAAGACAATACGCGGAGGACGGACAATGCTGCCTTTTCGTAATGATTGAAGATTGATTGCCATTAGAATTCCTTTCTCGTTACAGTTACGCTTGTCTTAGCTGGCTCAACAGTCATTGCCTTTGCCAGTTTCTTGTAGGTGCTAGGTTCGTTGTCTTCCAAGTAACGAAGGCCCTTCAGATCCAATTCACGCTTTACCTTGACGGGCTGCATATCAATGGGGATACCCAGCTTATCGAAGACATCCCAATCGACCTTACGGTTCAATCGACCCGTAATGGCAATCTTGAAGTCTTCAACATCGTGAGTTTCTGAGCCTTCTTCCTTGGCTCCAAGCAACGCAATCAGTTCGTCTTCGATACCGACACGTTTCTTGTTGGCTTGCACCTCCTCCTTCTTTGCTTCAATCCATTCGGAAGCAATGATGCAGGCAGTGCGGTTCTTGATGTTCATTTTCATTACCTTTATTTTGTATATTGACGTAACGGAACGGAGACTACATAGTCCATTCCGCTTCGTCAACAATATTTTTGGAGAAAGTTGTGAAACTCAAAAACTGGATAGAATCCAAGAAGCTAACGAGTGCGGGGTTCGCTGAAATGCTTGATGTCAGCCCCGCCGCAGTGTCGCGCTGGCTGGGTGGTTCTCGTATTCCATGTATGGCGCAGATGCAAGCTATTGAAGAGCTGACAAAAGGAAAAGTAAGGGCGCAGGATTGGTACAAGTGAAGGTCAGCTTCACGATACCTGGACAACCTGTAGCGAAGGGACGCGCTCGTATGTCTATCCGTGGTGGTCATGCGATTGCATACACGCCAGAGAAGACACGGATGTACGAAAACCAAGTCGGTGCGTATGCGTCCCAAGCAATGCTAGGCCGTCCCCCAATGCCTCGGGCCGTTGCAGTTACCATCGACGCATACATGATGATCCCGCAATCTTGGTCTAAGAAGAAGCGCCAGGATGCTGTCGAATGTAAGATCTGGCCTACATCACGGCCAGACCTAGACAACATCATTAAGGCAGTCTTAGATGGCATCTTGCGTGTGGCAATCGTAGACGATAACCAAGTCGTCCACCTGATTGCGCGGCAGCTTTATTCTGAAATCCCGAAACTGTTTATCGAAATAGAAGAGCTGCAATGATGTCAAAGTTTTCTGATCATGCAACCCGCTTAGTCGAGCGGGGATACTCAGTTATCCCAATTATACCAGGACAAAAACGTCCAGGAGAATTCAAGTCAAATAACTGGACCGGCATGAATGGCTGGCAGAAGTTCTGTGATGTTGTGCCAACGAAGTCAGACCTCGAAGCATGGGCGCAGTGGGCAGACGCGAGCCTGTGTGTGGCGTTGGGCCGTGCGTCGAACCTCACAGCGATAGATTTTGACTACGGCAGTCCAGAAGTCCGCGCTGCTTTAGAAGCATGTCTGCCACCATCGCCGGTCAGAAAGATGGGGGCCAAAGGCTACACATCCTTCTATCGCGGGTATCCCTCGACATCCAAGAAATACTTGATCGACGGTGTGTCGGTCATCGAAGTCCTCGCCCACGGCAAGCAAACCGTTCTGCCGCCGTCCGTTCACCCAGACGGCATGGAGTACAGGTGGCTGACGTTAGATACCCTTGAAGACATGGCCGTAGATGATCTGCCCGAGATTCCAAGTGATATCCATGAACGCATAATCAAAGCCCTAGCACCGTTCCAGACCAAGGCTGCGCCACTCACAGTCAAGGGGTCTAATGTGAGTGCCAGCTCACAACCGGCGGGGGGTAATGTGAGCCGCTCTGGCGACGATACAAGTTACTGGAGGGACATCAACGACAAGGCGATGGCGAGCCTGGAAGCATGGGTGCCAAAGTTATTTCCTGATGCCACCAGAGCACACGCAGGCAGCTTCAGAGCCGTGGCCCATTGGCGCGGTGGTGAGAATAACAACGTCAGCATTCATCCAGACGGCATCAAAGATTGGGTGACCGACGAACCAATGACACCGCTCGATCTCGTGATGCGAGCCAATAGCTGTGACCTTGAGATGGCTGTACAATGGTTGAAATCATCACTTGGTATGCAGACAGACATCGTGTTCGTCGAAGAAGAATTTATCCAGCCGGTGGTCGCAGAGAAGCCAAAGAAGGTGGCGAAGAAAGACAAGAACATCATCCCAATGCCAGATGCCAACACAGCGTTGGGCATGTTGGTCAACCACATCAATCGCACCAGTCTCAAGCCGCAGCCAGAGTTGGCAATCGCCGCCGCACTCTGCGCCATTGGGGTGCTCGCGGGTCGTAAGTATCGCAGCCCATCGAACATCCGTACAAACATTATGACCATTGGCATCGCTGACTCAGGTGCTGGCAAGAACCATGCGCGTGTTATTATCAACCGCCTCATAACAGATACACTCGGCGCTGGTGCGTATATCGGTGGCAACAAGATCGGCTCAGGCCCAGGCTTGCTCACCGCAGTCCATCGCCATCCAGCCATGTTGTTCCAGCTCGATGAGTTTGGAATGTTCCTACACGCTGTCGCCAACCGCACCAGCGGCAATCATTATCTGACACAGATCTTAGACAACCTCACAGAGTTGTTCACGACATCCAATGATGTCTTCCGTGGCACAGAGTATGCAGACCAACGCAACCGTCCGCGCTTCGACATCGTGCAGCCCAACGTCTGCTTGTACGGCACGACAACGCCACAAGTGTTCTGGCGAGCCTTGCAAAGCGGCAATGCAGTAGACGGTTCACTCGCTCGCTTCTTAGTGTTCGAGAGCAAAGACAGTTACCCCGACAGCCAAGAGTTGATCGAGATACCCCCGCCAGAAGAGCTGGTGAGCTTGCTGGCGCGTATCATGGAGCCAATCGGTGCAACAGGCAACGTGGGTGCATCACTCGACATAGGTGGCCTACCGCCGCCGGGGAACCTCGTGACGGCAACTTATGATGACGAGGCTGCAAAGTTGTTTGACGCACTCGACAAAGAAGTAACCAAGACGCTGCGAGATCACGCTGGCACCAAGGTCACATCGTTCTATGCGCGTGAGGTCGAGATGACCATCAAGGTCGCCATGATCCATGCGCTAGGCCGTGATCCAGAGAACCCCATCATCACAGCGAGAGACTTCAACTTCGCTCGATCAATCGTCACACACTCAATTCAATCCATGATCGACGGCATCGAGAGGTTCGTCGCTGACAACACCGCAGAAAGCAACAGCAAGAAGGTCATGGAGTTAATCCGCCAAGCCGGTTTCATCAGCCGCACCGAGTTGTGCAAGCGCACCCAGTTCTTGGGCCGTGACCGCGATACGGTCATCAAGCATCTCGAAGACGCAGAGTTGATCGAGAAGGTCCTACAGAAAACCGGGGGCCGTAGCCGCCAGATGTACAGGGTGAAGGTATGACACTCATAGAACGCATCGACGCATACTTAGACCATCACGCTATGGAGGCTACACGCTTTGGGATGCTGGCGACAAACGACAGCCATCTTGTTTTCGACATTCGCAACGGGCGCAAACTCAGGCGCGTCACCGTGCGTAAGATCGAGGAGTTTATGGCAAAGGTTTTCGATACGGCAGCTTCTTGATCTCATTATTCTTGAGCCACTGCTGTATTATGTCATCCTTCTCGGAACGCTCATCAGGCGTGTCTGGAAGCGGTGGATCCCTGTGGTCGAACCTAAATGCTTTAGCCGCCACCACAGGTTTTTTTTTGCTTACAAATCTGACCATCACCAACCCATCGACGACTTAAATGTGCAGACATTGATGCTGTAGACAGCAGATGCTTTGATCGGGTTCTTCGTGCCGGGGAGTGAAGTGTTACCACCGTAGCTCTTGCCTCGCATGGCTTTGTTCATGGTTGTCGTAACCTTGGGCCAAGGTGTCTGGCTCTCGACTCTCATTTTCTCTAGACGTTTCTCGGAGCTTTTCGACCGACTTTCGGAGGCTTTGTCAACTTGCTCTTGAGTGTACGTTCTGTACCGTCTGACGTTGTGACGCTCTAACGCAAGCCGGACGCGCTCTAACGAGTAGCCAGCCTTCTCTGATAGTTTAGACAGCGGCATACTGCTGCCGTTTCTAACGATAAACTCAAGGACTTCTTTATCCATCACTTGGTCCCCGGCTTTTCAAATCCAACTACATTACGTTCGTCATCGTACACTACGCTAACATAGTGGCCTTCAAGGCCGCCAATGCCGTTGATGCTTTCGTCAGGCTCCAACGCAGCGTCCAACAGCTTGGTGATCATAGGATCATCCTGCCGGTAGAACAGTAGACCGGGGCCTTCGATCTCAAAGTTGTAGTAGCCGTTGCCGGGGTCATACGCCGTGGCAATCAGCAGCCCACCAGCGGGGCGTGGGAGCTTAACAGGCTTAGAGGCAACAGCAGCAGAGGGCACCTGCTTAACAGGCAGCGCGGTGGGCGGTGGGGCTACCTCTGGGGCTTGCATACGCTCCTTTGGAGCAACACGTTTCACCCGCCGTTTGCGGCGAGCTGTCATAAATTGACGAATGCACTCGTGCTCGATGTCGGGATACAGCCGGAAGACTTCGAGCAGCCGGTTCACAGCCTCGGGCGGTGCAAAGCGGCCCGAGATCCACCGCCGTACTGTGCGCTCAGTCGCCCCCACCACTTGACCGGCCTGAAGGTGCGTCAGGTTGTGCATTGATATCCATTGATCAAGATTCATCGAACTTAAATCCATTACGTGCTCTAGGTTTCTCGGCTTCGTGCATGTGCAGTCGCATAAATCGCTGGTCAATCCGTACATTTTTAACGTGGTCAGGTAGCGGCTTCGCATCCGGCCAAAGAGGCTTACCCCAGCCGTTGAGGATGGTTTTAAATTTGTCCCATGCGCTCATGGTTCTGCTCCCACAGTTTTGCTGACGGACCACACGGACCATCCGTGTCGCGGCATTGCATCGAAGGCATTCCCTCGATTACCCCCGGTGCGTGGCATTCGGCGGTAGAGTGCGGCGGGGTGACAAAATGTTTGCAGTCGATGCAATATTTTGTGCGCTGTTCTAAAACAGTCATTCGCCCTCCATTGGGTGCAGATGTTCTTGCGCCACTAACATTCCAAACGATCTTTGATCACCGAGAGCTTTGGCTTCGTGACCATATAACCAGCCGACGAAACGAAAATTAGGGGCGAAGCCTTTAGCAAGGACATACGCTCTCTCGTTATTATCTCTTGAATACATCAGCAACCCACCGTCTTCGTGTCGCGTCCATCTTACTTCGGCCAGCTCGCTGTCTTTTGCTTTCACATCAGCGACACCGCTCCAGTACACTCCGAGATATTTGCACCATGCCATTTCGGCGCAAGAGCCTTCGATCTCGTTGTCCCAGATGCTTCGCTCTTTCTGTTCGCGGTCTTGTAGCTTGCCGTCAATCTTATAAATACGCCGCCAGATACCATGCATCGAAGCGAGATACACTTCACCGGGAGTAAGTGTGATGGTGATTTCGCTGTTGCTCATCGCTCGTTCCTCGGCAGGGGGTAATCGTGGAACCACCAACCGCCCATAACTACGCGGCCAGCAACGGTCAGGACTGTGCCAAGGCAGAGGCAGAGGCCCATGACGTAAATCGTTAACTGTGCGGCGGTGCTGACGAGTCCGAGACGGTATGCAACACCCGCCAGCCATTGTGCAGCGGCGGAGAACAGCAGCGTAACCATTACGATCAGTGCGATGGAGCAGAAAAGCGCGGCGAGGG